CTCCACTACAGGATTTACAATAGTAGGTGTAGCATGCATCCCTGAGTGACCATCTAATCCTCTATCCAATTGACTCAATGTTCGTTGTGATGTAGTTCCCGCAGAACTTGTATCATACACAGACTGTGTCCAAAAAGTATATCTTGGATCACGCTTAACAGACATAACACCAGCTGCATCAGCTCCCCAACCTCCTGTGAGAACATATTTCCAACGTATCCCACCTCTCCTACATAAAAATGCTGGAGTAAACCATGTCAATAATATACCATTGACAAAATTATAGGGAGTCGGGTCAATTGGCGTAGCTGCGTTATTCATTGAACCAGTAGCTCCTGCATAACCTCTAATAAGAGGAAAGTCAGGAACTGTATATTGCGAATAATAATTTGCAAGATCTGATAGTTGTGGAAAATTAGTATAGTACTCGTATCTTTTCAACAATTGTCTTATTGACGTAACTGGATCACCAAAATAAATCTTCTGGGTGTTATCTGACGTACTCAAAGCCGTCGCTAAACTTGTCTCTACATCCATAGAAACAGGTGCAGCTTCACCCGTTGTGAGATCATTATCGGCATTATCCAATCCACCTTGTGGAACATAGTTTTTCATATATTCCCAATATTCCCTTGTGCCCTTGACGCCTCCAGCTTGAGGTGTCAAGTATGTTAATGTAGTGTCTCTATCGTGTGGGTTTACAACTTCAAAGTCGTCACCAGCACTACAACTAACCAAGATAGACACATCAGAGAGCACGGAACTTGGTGTTGTCAAATCATTCACTACTGAAACATACAACTTACCATTAGCAGCGCCATGCAAAGCACTGCCCAAAGGCGAAGTTGAAAAAATAACATCACTACTCGAAAGGGTTTCCAAATATGAAAACTCTTGGCCCCAATTGACTGTTACCGTAAAGTCTCGTTCTTTGGCGAGATCAATGACGTGAGTATACTGAGTGTTGTATTCGGTAGCTCCCGCAGCAGCTAAATACGGTTCATACACAATTTTAATACGTCCTTTATGGAAAGCAGACGCAACTATCTGAAATCTATAATTAATAGATCCTCTCCAATGCATAAACGGAGTTGAAACAAATGCCATGGGTGTCATATGTATTTCCGCACCAGAGACAGCCAACATAGTTGGAGTTACATTTGTATTCCATAACATGGTTTCTGGAACATCCGATGTGGACCATGGAAATTGTGTAACATAACTCTCACGTTTGGCTATGGAAACTAGTGACATTTCATCACTAGGTCCCATACCACAAGCCACCGGATCAATAGTTAATTCCTGCTTAGCATCATATGTCAATTTAGTACTTGTATCCAATACATTACTATTAGCCATATTACCAGCATACGTTGGTTTGTATGATGCTATCCCTGTAGTATCTAC